GGTAACTCAAGCCAAGGAACCCATGCTATAGCAATTGGTAGTACTGCCGGTGACGTTAATCAAGCCAACAACTCAATCATCCTGAACGCCACTGGCTCGGCACTAAATCAAACCACAGCCAACACATTCACAGTGAAACCTGTGCGAGCAGTGACCAGTGTGACTTTTGCCGCACCTACATCAGGCTCAGTGCCTGCAGGATTCTTTCCCATGTACTACAATCCCACCACAGGTGAGATCATAGTTGTAACAACTTAAAATTTTAAATAACATATAACAATGGCCAATCCACCACCACCATACGACAACATCACAGGCATTAGCCGTGCTGTGATGAAAGACAATGCACAAGAAACATTGGCCAACTACAATGGTAATGCCAGACCTGGCGAACTGGTAGTTGACCAAATTACAGACAGTTTGTGGGTAGGCAATGCACTGGGCCAACTTACATTGGTATCCACAGTATCTGGATCACCCGTGACCAGCCATATATATGTAGATTCCAAACGAACTGATGTATACACCGCTACTGGTAGCCAACTGTGTCCGTTTCTTACACTGCAGGCTGCTTACAATGCAGCCGAACTAGTTGCTTCATCTTCTAATCCTATTTTTATAGTGATAGTCAGCGACAACACATCGGCAACAGCAGAAGCAGTTACCTTCAGCAAAGGACATATTTTCCTTGTAGGTGACAACAGTTCTGGAACTCATGCTCCTATAATATTTTATGGTAACCTAACATTTACTGGGCCAAATGTCAGTATCTCAGAAAATCACTTTGCTGTGCAAGGACTTGAGTTAATTGGCTCTACTGGTACTTCTGTGCTGACATTTTCTGGCTCCTACCCACAAAGATTATTCTTAAAGGATGTTTGGATTACAGCCAATGGCAGTGTGCATGGCATCAACATGACAAATATAGGCGCAGGGTCTACCCTTCATGGCAACGACTTTAAACTCAGTCACAATGGCACAGGACATTATCATTGTCTTAACATTGCCGCAGGCACAGCCAACATTGACTCACTAGAAACTTCAGGCGTAGGGGTAGCAGCCATTGGAGTTGATGGTGGAAGTTGCAACATAAGAAACAGTGAAATTGAATGTGGCGGAACCTACGCAATAGATGTGTATGCTGGCGGTGTTCTTACCATAGCAACAACATTGATCACTACCACAGCCGCAACATCTCATGGTGTTATTCTACGAGCGGCTACCGCTGTGGCAGTTATAGGTACAACTTCTTTTAGGGTGCCGTCTGGCGATGCTGCCAATAGAGCAATTTCAGGCGTAGCAGGAACAGTTTTATACTACGCTAATCTTTACTTCCTACCAGGAGCATACACTGACAAAATCAGCAGTGCAATTACCAGTGTCGTGATTGACTCAACCCCTAGTTTCGTTGCGTAAAAACACTATGAAAAAACTATTCTTACTCTTACTCATTGTGCCCGTACTGGCCGTTGCACAACCCAAGCAACGTCCTGGTGTGACATATGATGCTGTGATCACCAGAGTCATAGACGGTGACACAGTGGCTTTTCAAGCAGACTTTTTGCCAGCACCACTCAAGAAAGAACTCAGCATCAGAGTTTTTGGTGTTGACACTCCCGAAAAAGGATTCCGCGCTCAGTGCCCTAGTGAAGCACAGCGTGGCGAAGCGGCCTCGGCCTTTACCAAAGCAGCCGTTGCTCAGGCTTCACAACGACAAGTTGTGCTCATGGACTGGGACAAGTATGGTGGTCGTGTGCTGGGAGATGTCCTGCTAAACGGACAAAGTCTGCGAGTCATGCTGATACAAAACGGATTTGCACGTGAATACTACGGCGAAGCCAAAACATCCTGGTGCCAATGATCCGCCTGTAAATACAGGATGAGCAATTTTTACTGTGCAGCCCCCTGGCGCGGCCTGCATATCAATCCACAAGGCAATGTCAAAACCTGTTGTGCTGGCAACCCCAACATGCTGGGCAACCTTGACTCTAACACAATTGAACAAATACTCAACAACACCACCATGCAAGAGGTGCGTGAAAGTTTGTCCCGAGGTGTTCCACATGCTTACTGCTCCAACTGTGTGCAAGCCGAACGCTTTGGTGCAGATTCTGAGCGGCAGTGGCACAACAATGTCAACCCTGGCTTTGATTATGCCACTGCTGGCAATCAATATCACTATCCTGTCATAGTAGATGTGCGTTGGAACACCACTTGCAATCTAAGCTGCAACTACTGCGCACCCACATGCAGTTCAAAATGGGCAGCAATTCGGAACGTGCCTTTTAAATCTGGCACCAGACCCTACTACAATGCAGTGTGTGATTTTATCGCACAACACTATGAGCATATTCACGAAGTGGCCTTGGTAGGCGGTGAACCACTACTGCTGCCTGAGAATGACAGGCTGCTGGATGTGATACCTCCTGATGCTATTGTGACCCTGATTACCAATCTAAATGTTGACTTTGGCAAAAACAAAATTTTTCACAAGCTGAGTCAACGTCGTCGTGTGGGCTGGAGTATGAGCTTTGACAACACAGATCAACGCTTTGAATATGTACGTCACGGTGGATCTTGGAGCCTGACCTGTCACAACATTGCTGTGGTCCAGGATCTAATGGCAACCCAAGGTCACTGGGGCGGCATACATGCGGTGTACAACATCTACAATGCCACACGACTGTGTGAACTACGACAGTTTGCACACAACAACAATGTCACAGTTCTGTGGCAAAACTTGTTTCAACCCGAACATCTGGATCCATTCCGTCTTGGTCCTGCAGTGGCTGACCTGGCCATTGCGGAGATTGATAAATTTTATGCCCTGGGAATTGCCACACCAGCTGAAACACAATTTTTTGATCAGGCCAAAATTAAATATCAAGAGATAACTCACTCTGCCCCTGACTTGACACACCGGTTCAAGCAACATACCCATGATATTGAAACTCGATATCATGCTGACACTCTGGGTCAGTTTGAACAACTATGGCCAGAACTGGCATTCCTATGCAAATAACCGCCGTTGATTCTGAACACAACCTATTCCATGTACAAGATGTGTTTTCGTCTAAACTGGTTGACCAGATACTTGCCACTCCCTGGCAGGATATTGCCTGGCAAGAACACATCCCCGGTCAGTTCAGACCAAGGAGAAAAATACAAAATAGTGCGCTGCCCTGGATTAAAGAATGGGACGCCGCATGCGAAAAATTATGGCCCACGCTTGAAACTATTCTACACACCAAATTATTAGTTTATCACGGCACCGCCTGGTGGCTAGACGAACCAAATTATATCAACGAGCTGCATACTGATGGCAACTTGCCGGGTGCTATGCAATTGTTTTGGGTAGGAGCATTGCCCACTTTAGGCACAGCATTTTATCACTACAAGAACTCTGATTGCATAAGACATCAATTTATCATGGCGCCAAACTCGGGCTATATCATGCTCAATCCTGCAGACTCCAATGGGTTTAAAAAATTGCTATGGCACGGCATGCTAACACCTGTGCCCCAAAATACTTTTAGAGTAACATCATACATATGTCTAACTCCACAGTAGCACCTTGGCATTTTGGAACAAACTCTGCCGGACAAACACTAAAATGGATGCCTACTGATACTGAAGAAAATTTCCAACAGCTCATGCAAGAGTCCAAGCATCAGGAATATTTTCGCAGCAAAGGCTGGCTTGCGCCCGACGCCATAACGTATTGTATTAACAGCCACGGATTTAGGTCAGAAGAATTTGATCCTACAGCAGCCAGTCTAGTGTCCTTGGGGTGTAGCTATACCATTGGCATTGGTTTACCTGAACATGCCACCTGGTCTCACTTGGTATCACAGGCTGCAGGATTAAAAAATTACAATCTTGCCTGGGGTGGCACCAGTGCAGACACATGTTTTATGCAAGCTCAATATTGGTTACCAATACTACAACCAAAGCTAGTGGTAATGGCGGCGCCTCCTAAACACAGATTTGATTTGATTTCTGAGAATACTGGTATGCCACATAATACATACATTCCCAGTGACGAATTACGACATACCTCATCAGCAGATCATGACACGTTTGTCAAAACCTGGTTTCTACATGATCGCAATGCAGAGTTAAATAACGCACGTAACCGATTGGCAGTGCAAGGACTATGTGCTGGACTAGGCATCACATGTTTGACCTACAATGCACATGACTGGTTTGCCAAGAGTCGAGAAGAAATAGAATACGCAAGAGATTATATGCACGCCGGTCCACGTGGTCATCAACTACTAGCAGAAAGAATTATACATGATTGGCATGAAACCAAAACAGCTTGAAACCGTACTGGTCAAAGCACCACACCGTGTGGAGACCTACACAGACTCTGAACTGAGAGAGTTTGCTGCATGTGCTGATCCTGTGACTGGTCCCTTGTACTTCATGGACCACTACTTTCATATCCAACATCCTACTCGTGGTAAAATGTTGTATCAGCCGTTTGAATACCAACGTCGCTTGATCAACACATATCATAACTACAGATACAGTATCAGTCTCATGCCCAGACAAACAGGCAAAAGTACCAGTGCAGCAGGATACCTGTTGTGGTATGCAATGTTTGTTCCTGATTCAACTATTTTAATTGCTGCACACAAATACACCGGCGCACAAGAGATCATGCAACGCATACGCTTTGCTTATGAACTGTGTCCCAACCATATTCGAGCAGGCTCAACCAGCTACAACAAAGGCAGCTTAGAGTTTGACAACGGTAGTCGTATTGTGAGTGCAACCACAACTGAAAATACCGGTCGTGGTATGAGTATATCACTCTTGTACGCAGATGAGTTTGCGTTTGTTCGCCCCACAATTGCCAAGGAGTTCTGGACTTCTATCAGCCCCACACTGGCCACAGGTGGTAAAGCAATTATCACCAGCACACCCAACTCAGACGAAGATCAATTTGCATTTCTCTGGAAGGGTGCCAACAAAATTGAAGATGAATACGGCAATCCTAGACCCGGTGGCCTGGGTATCAATGGATTCCGTGCATTTCGCAGCTACTGGGAAGAACATCCAGATCGTGATCAAAAGTGGGGAGAAGAACAACGAGCACAACTAGGCGATGAACGTTTTGAACGTGAGATGAACTGTAGCTTTGTTATTCACGATGAAACACTTATATCGCCACTAAAGTTACTGGACATGGCCGGTGTTGAACCGGTACATCGCAGCGGACAAGTGCGCTGGTACAAGAAACCTGAAAAGGACAAGATGTACATTGTGGCTCTGGACCCTAGCCTAGGCACTGGTGGAGACCCTGCGGCCATTCAGGTGTATGAAGCAGAGACCACTGAGCAGGTGGCCGAATGGCGTCACAACAAAACTGACGTGCCCACACAGATAAAAATACTAGTGGAAATTGTGAAAGAACTGCATGCCGTTACCCGGGATGAAAAGAAAATCTACTACTCAGTTGAAAACAACACCCTGGGAGAAGCAGCTCTGATTAGTATTGCAGAATTTGGCGAAGAAAATATTCCAGGATATTTTCTTAGTGACAATTCAGTGACTGGATCGTCGGGCCGCAGATTCCGCAAGGGCTTTACTACCACAAACAAAAGCAAGTTGTCGGCTTGCAGCAAGTTCAAGATCTTGGTAGAATCTGGACGTATGAAAATCAATTCTAAACCCTTGATGAGTGAACTCAAAACCTTTGTGGCACACGGCTCAAGTTATGCTGCCAAACCCGGGGAAACTGACGATCTTGTGATGGCCAGCCTGCTGGTTACCCGCATGCTGATGCTGTTGCAGACCTATCATGCAGATCTAGACTCACACATGAAAGATCATGGGGATTCCATAATAGAACCCATGCCATTTATATCTATCTTGAGATAACGCTAAATACACAACTATGGCTACAGAGAATACACTATCACAACAACTGCTGGATCTGCTGGCAACTCGAGATTTGCATCCAGAAATGCTGGATCGATCAGGCCGGCCAACTGACGCACCAGAAGCCAAAACATTTACTTTTGACTACCAAGGTGCATCGGGCAAAAACTATGGCACCATGGTTATTGTGCTGGATTCAGACAACGAAATGAAGATCATGTACGGCGACAATCTAGGCCGTACCATGGAAGGCACTGATAAAAACGAGTTTTTTGACTTTATACAGCATCTTAGCAAAAAAGCCACAATGAATCGTTGGACACATACCATAGCAGATATTAGTCAACTCAAGCACACCATGCAGGGACTTGCTGCCATACAAGAAGGCCTGTTTGAAGGCTACTATGGCAATCGCAACATCAGCTATGCAGGAGAACCTACACAGGCCAGACTCAAGATCAAGCACAGCCAACCACTAGGTGAAAACGATGCACGTTTCCGTCATGTGGAAAGTCTGTTTGTGGAAACAGCAGATGGCGAATGTTTTAGACTGGGATTTAGGAATCTGTCAGGTGGCAGAGCCATGCTGGAACATGTGCGACAGGGTGGCAAGCCCTATGACATTCGTGGTTGTCACTTGACCGAAATGGTAAGTGAAATTGCCACACTCAGCAGATTCAATCGTGCCAGCGCCGGCAGAGTGCTGGAAGGTGTTACCCAAGAAGTGGTATCACAGGCACAGGTCTACTACAAACAGCTACGTGAAAATCTCAAGAGAATGAGCACCAGTCGTGGATACTCCAAATATTTTGAATCTTGGCATCCTGCGGACATTACCGAACAAGAAGAGCTGGTGGAAAACATCAAAACATTGTTTGTGGAACAAACAATTGACACAAGAATTGAGCAGGCACTACCGTTGCTGGCCAAAATACAACAAGGACGTGATATGAAAGAAGCAGAAATATTTGAATCGTGGATCAACAATCTAGCCGAAGGCACCTGGAACTTGCCAGAAACACCAGAGCAACTGGACAAACTCAAAACGCTTATGGCGTCAGAATTGATCGTGGGACCTGATGCTATCAATGCAACAGAGCAACTGTATGACCTAGTGGGCGATGACATCTTGTTTGATCGACTGAGTGAACTAGCAGCTCAAGATCCCAGAGCCAATGCCTTCAACGACACAGAAGTTATGAATCGCCTGGCCGAACTGGGTATTCAAATGCCTGAACCCACAGAGCCAGGCAATCCTGCTGACCCACAAACAGCTCCTGAACCGCAGGCCATGGCCGAAGATGGTCCAGCGTGGGCTAGAGTCAATAGTATTGGCTCTAAACTACCAAAGAGTGATACTGAAACTTTTGGTATTCAAAAGGGCAGAGGTTACGAAATTCAGAAACCTAAAGATTGGACACCCGGTGATACTAGACTTCGGGCAATCCAGCAACTGATCCCCGATCAGGACAAAAAAGATCACATCCGTAGTCGTCTAGGCAAACATGCGGCTCCTGTGCTGCCCGAGCAAGGCGTGGCGGAAGCCTCTGATCAAAGTACTGCGATTTCTCAAGAACAATTGAATCAAATGTATGCCAATGCTAAACCCATGATGTTTATTAAAAACACACCAGTGGCATTGGTTCCGTTGGCAAAAATAAACCAAATTGGTACACCCCAACAAGTTCAGCAAGTTCAACAAGCATTAGGGTCAGTGGACCAAACAAGTTATACTGACGAATACAAAAATAAAGGTTATGTTGTATTCCAGTGGAACGGTACTGCTTTAGATTTATATGTTGCTAGTCCCGAAGTAGTATCACAGAAATATGTTAAATTCAGTGGACAACTACCCCAAGATGAAAAATCTCGTGGTAAGATCCCGTCATTAGTTGCATTAAGTAAACTGGGTATTGATCCTTCTAAGGTACCTTTCTTTGTTAAGAAAGTACCGACGCAGATGGTTTCAGCAAAACAATTGGGATTAGAAGATAAAACTATTCAAACTAGTTGGGGCGAACAAACTGTTAGTCCAGGTGGATTTATGGTTCGTGAAGAAAATGGACATATCTATACTGTGGCGCCAGATGCACAAGGACTACCAATCGGATACTTGCCTGCTCAGCAAGGTGTGGCAGAATCTACAGAACTCAACACCATGCTGAAGTATGCAGGTGTGCCAGTGGCCGAAAGTCGCATGATAGACGAATCGGGCGAAACACTCATGCATGTTCTGGATCGTTTCAAACACGAAGTGGCACAGTTTGAGCAAGGTGCTGACCTTGATAACGACCTCTTCGATGCATTGTATGACTACTATGTGAACAAAGGCGAAATGCCATATGGTACAGCAAAAGCTCGCAGCGGCGATCCATACGAATGGGTAAGTGACAGACTGGATCAAGAACTTGGAACCGGCAATCATACCATGCGGGCTGTACCCGAAGCTGATGCCATATCCACATTCGAAGTCATGAGCGGATTTGATGCACCAGTTGCGGAAGGCGCATGCAACATGACCTCAGAAGGTGCCTACTGCCCAGAACACGGCCTGGCCAAATGTGAAGGCAGTATGTATGAGTCTCGCGAAGGCGATGCAGTTTTGGCCAGAATAAAATCTCTGGCCTTGATCAGATAACATAAATAAATCAAAGAAGGGCGTGTAGTGGCATGCCCTTCCGTAAGCAACTAGATAGGCAAAGTTCGCTACCTTTGGTGGTAGGAAACACAGACAAGCTGTGTTATAATAACTTGTAGGCAACATTTAAGTAGATCTTAAATTTTTAAAATCATATTAACGCACAAGAAAGGCAACACAATATGGCATCACTAGCAGAAATCCGCGCACGGCTACAGGCCGCAGACAGCAACAAAGGTGGACAATCCACTGGCGGCGGCGACAAATCAATTTACCCACACTGGAACATGGAAGAAGGCAAAGAAGCTGTACTTCGTTTCCTGCCAGACGGTAACACAAAAAACACATTCTTTTGGGCAGAGCGAGCAATGATTCGACTGCCATTCAATGGCGTCAAAGGTGAGATGGATTCCAAACAAGTCATGGTTCAAGTACCATGTGTTGAGATGTGGGGCGATGCTTGCCCAATCTTGGCAGAAGTACGCACATGGTTCAAGGACAAGAGTCTTGAAGACATGGGTCGCAAGTACTGGAAAAAGCGCAGTTACATTTTCCAGGGTTTTGTACGTGAGAATCCCATTGGCGACGACAAAACACCGGACAATCCTATTCGCAAGTTCATCATTGGACCTCAGTTGTTTACCTTGATCAAGGGTGCCCTGATGGATCCTGAGTTGGAAGAATTGCCAACTGACATGCTGCGTGGATTGGATTTCCGCATTGCCAAGACCAGCAAAGGTGGATACGCAGACTACAACACATCAAAATGGGCTCGTAAAGAATCCGCCCTGACCGAAGCTGAACAGGCTGCTGTGTCTACACACGG